CATATGTTCCATACATTGATAATCTAAATTCAAATATTTCTTGCTCTTCATTATATCTTATTGTGAAGTCTGGGTCAATATCAAGTCTGAGTGCATATCCTGAGAGACGCATCTCGCTTGTTACCAGTCTTACATATTCTGTTTTTAATCTTGCAATGGCAGAGTCATCATGGATATTCCCATCTAGACTAAACCTTTTAATTGGCTTGTGGTGTAAATTTGCCATACACCATTATAACTAGTTATCTTCATAGTCCTTGTACTTGTACCAACCCTTGTCAAAGTCTACCTGGACCAAGAACTCGCCCATAAAGCCATTACGGTTCTTACGGAACACGCACTCAAGGATATCTGAGTTGGTGGCACGGCCTAGTGCCAATACCCAGTCAGCGTCGTAGGCGATCTGGCGAGACCATGCGGTCTGGCCTAGCGTAGGAACTGTGTCTAGTTTAGTAACGTCATCTGGCGTAGCAGACGAAATAGCAATGATAGGCATCTCTTCGCTAATAGCCATAAGCTTTAGTTCACGAGACAGATTCTTCATACGTACCGTCTCATTGTCTGACTTCTGGTTAGGCGACATCAACTGTAGGTAGTCCACGATAACTAGGTCTGGCTTGTACTGATCAATCTTACCCCTAATAACGCTCGGCGTTACTTCTCCACCCGAATCGTTTGAGATGATGTGGAACTCTGGCTTGCCAGCAAGTTCCTTTGAGTGCCAACGCTTTAGGTCGTCAATCTCTACCTGACCGTTAGATAGTTTGCGGTGCGACCAAAGACCTTCGCCCATGATAGCGAAGACACGGTTACGAACTTCTGTCTCTGACATTTCTAGAGAGATGATTAGTGGTGACTTGCCTTGCTTCCATGCCTGTACCGCCATGTAAAGTGCAAACCATGACTTACCAATACCTGGATAGGCTAGGAAGACACCCAACTGTCCTGGCGTAATGCCAGCAGGTAAGTAGTTGTCAAATCCTGGCAGACCAGTCTTGATGCCGATAGAGCCAAGGGCTTGCTGTCGTGCAAGGTTCTCAAAATATGCGACTGCTGAGTCAAGATCGGTGGCATCAATATCACGAATGACTGCTGTGTTCTTTTTAAGTTCTGAGGTTTTTTGAATAAGATCTTCTAGTGCTTTAGAGCCCTGACCAGCCTGAACCTCTGCAGCCGTTGACCTTAGCACATCCTTTAGGCTATCGTTTAGAAACTCTGCCTGCAATTCTTCTAGGTGATACTTTGTTGCACCAACTCCGTCTGCAGGAACAAAGTCACGAAACTTTTCAACAACTAGAGACACTGGTGGAACTGTTGAGTTTGTCTCAGAATAGTTTCTAATAAAGGTCCAGATATCATTATGCGTTCTTAGGATATTTTCTACGTTTGCCTGTAGCAATACGTGTACTTGCTTATCCTGCAGTACCGCTGAAATTAGTTTAGATTCTGTATTATTCATTTAGCCACTCCTTAGCCTTTCTACGGCGTTCGGCTCTCTCCTTGTTGTCTTGTTCTAGTTGTTCACGTTTGTCGATTATGTCGTGAGCATAGTTTGCGAAGTATTTCCATGTTGGTTTTTGAGCAACATCAAAGTAGTATTGTAGCAGATCATAGCAGTAGGGTAAAGTGTAAGATTCTATAAGGGCATCTGCTGCCCACTGCTCTACGTTTAAATTCAATAATGGCTTTGCCTCAAACTTTTGGGTATGTAGTTTAGAGTATCTTGAAAGCAAAGCCATTCGGTCTTTGCGTTCTGCCATTATTTGCTTTCGATCTCAGCGGTGGCTTCTTTGACCTTATCTGCAAGCTTGGCTTCTACAAAGCCGTATACACGATCAAATGCTTCGTTAGTGTTTTCTCCATCACGCTTGTTATCAGTAACTGATATATCAATGCGTAGTGACTGAAAGTTGCCCAGATTGAGCGTATAGCCTAGCCCAACGGTTACCTTTGTTTCTTCGTTATTCATACCCTGTTCCTTTCAAGAACAATTAAATCGATTCAGACCAGATGGGGATAAAACGTCCATCTTCGGTCCTTGTATATGTAAGTATACCATCTCCCATCCTACGAGTCAACTCTTGTCTTGTAGGAGTCATGTCATTGGTAATAAGCTTGTCGTTCCTTGGCCTACCGTGATGATATGATGCCAGTATATCACGAATTTCCCTGACCTGCGACTCAGAGTAGTAGCTCCTGACCTGCCAGGCGGTCTCTCCGCCGATTTGAGAGCCTGTAGGTCCTGGAATAACCCCTCTTTTTACAAGGTCTGGCATGTACTTCTTATGCCTGTTTACGAGGTCTGCAGTTTGTCCCACAGTATAGGCACGTTCCCTATTCTTCTTAAAATCACTAATAAGACAACTTTCGATCTGACCCTTTAGAATGTTATAAACAGACATGATTCCATTTGACTTATTTAGGTGGTGAATACGGACAAGGTCGCCATTTAAGAACCAAACCTTTTTGCTAGCAGGAACTACTGGCAGTTGGTTGTATCCCTCTGCCTCAATGCTCTGCTTTTTCTTGCCAGCCATTAGGCTTCCTTACGAACTTGCAACACCGATAGCGATCAGGTTTACCCCGATGGCCAGGTTACCGTTAGCACCAAACTTTACTGTGCCCTCTACCTTAGATGTGGTAGATTCTTTAAGGATTACCGAGACATTCTTTCCAGCATCTGTTCCTAGAATATTTACTGGTGTCGCAACTACAATTGGTGGATACTGAAAGTCAGAGATTGGAAATGAATAAGAGAAGTCTTTTGTATCTCCTGCTGCAACCTGGTTGCTAGTAGCAAAAATTTCAATGTATCCAGCAATGATCTTTAGATCTGCTGTTCTTACTTCTTTTTGGGTAGTTCCTGTTTGTGGATTGTCTACAACAGATGTCTTGTTTCCTGTAACGATTGTCTCACGTGCAATGTCGTTAACAGTCTTAACGATCTGTGAAATGTAACTGAGGTCAATTGGCTGACCTCTCTGTGGTTCTTGTATTGTGCCTATCATAGTTCTTCTATTATACCATATCAGAGGGGTTTGTCTACCAGTGAGTAAGCTAGCAATGGATTTGTTGTATCGTTAGTTCCATAAAATACCTTTGTTCCGTCTACTAGTATGCCCTCTACCTGTATGGCTACCGCCAATCTTGAGCCTGTCTTTTTGATAAAAGAGTATGTGTGAATTGGCGTAGTTCCGTGATAAAAGTAATCTAGCCCAACTTGTCCATTTGGGCTAACATTAAATTCTGCAACATTTGTGTTTGCTTTATTAAACGATATTGTATCATCAGTTACGGCTGTAACTGTATGCGTTTCACCCTCTGGTGTATTAAATACCGACCCTACTCCACTAACTACAATCTTGTCACCTACTACCAGGTTGTGATCAATTGTGGTGTGTATGGTCGCTACGTTGCTTGTCAAAGATGCTTTGCTTACTAAAAAATAAAATTTAACAAAAACGTCATAGTTTGGTCTGTTATTTTCGTCAGACCATGTGGCGGTAATAGAATTTCCAGAAACAACTACGTCTCCATCAACCAGCGTGACTTCTGGTGCAGCAATTGTTTTAATTGGTGACCACTCGGAGATTCTATTTCTGTCTTCTGATGTTATCCTATATCGATAGGTATACTCATTATTTTCGTTTACTGGAGGCAAGTTTCTTGATGAAATTTTTGCGTTCTTTATGTTCATGATGTAACAATACCGTCATCAATACCCATAGCAAATCTAAACTCCACGAAATTTTTTGTATTGGTGTCTTTCAAAATAGGCAAGGCGTTTGTGGTTTTTACTGGAGAATATCCTGTAAGACCATAAAGTGGATTTTCTGTGGCAACATTGTCAAGCCTGATTGCGTCTAAACACACAAAATAGTCTGCTGATGGCGATCCGCTTTTAATTACTGTAGCATAGATTTTTACGATTGTTACATTGTTCCAAGAAAATGCTGTGCTCTTTTGTAGTTCTTGAAGCTCTCTTGATACAACGTAGTACCTGTTATCTGTAAAATCAACTGTTCCTGATGGATAGACAAATGATGCATCTCCAGGGTTGTTGTTATAGGTAGAACCGTGTGTTACAATCGCATCAAATCTTGCATATTGTGTAGCTTCGTCATCGTGAGCAAACTCAACCATAATCCTTACTTCGTCTGGCCTTACCGTGTCTGGATTTTTGCCAACAACCGAAAACGCAATCTTAATAAGGTCGTTAGGTGCATTCTTGTCTAAATTAATTCCAATAGCATTTAGGTGAATGTGCTTTGATCCGCTTCCTGCGGTTAGTCTAACCTTTCCGTCAACTGTAGATGTTGTTAGGTTTGATTGTGTTCCTTTAAGCATAATTGTATTATTTAAAAATCTACAGTTTTCGTTTCTATTAATTCTATCTGTCAAAGTAAAGAAAGGATTGTTAGAGATTGTTTGAAAAACATCTTCTGCTGCTGCAGCATCAATCATGTCGCCAGCATCTGGATCTGGTGGTTGCTTGTTAAGGTTGCCGTCATATCTTTTAATGGCGGTTACAGAGCTTGCTCCATGTTGTTCCCAGTTTTCTCTGTTTGAAAAAGAAAAGATAACTCTGCTGTCGTTTCCTGTTGCGGATGGATTTGACGCTGCTGAATAAACCCCAACCTCGCTAATCTGATATCTTTCTTCAGTAGGCATTTCTGCTGTAAAGACTATGTTGGGAACTCCCCCTTCGTTTACATAACCACGAGAAATAATTGGAACTCTAAACATTTCAAAGTTAAGTTCAGTATTTTCTTTATATGTTAGGGTATCAAATGCGTCTGTGGTGTCTAATGGTTTTGCCCCACAACCAATGGCAATATAAGAGGCGTAGGCTGGTGCCTGGCCAATAAGGTATTTGGCAAGAATGTTTTTGCCTTTATCTGTTATCATGATGGATCTCCTGTATTATATTTTACCATTAATTTGCCCTCAATGCTAAGGCTTTCTACCTCTACTAGTTCATCTGGTTGCAGATTGGTTACATTTATAACTAGATTGTTATTGGCATCTAGATATTCTGTTTCTCCATTTGGACCAGTGCCCTGGCCATCCTGTATAAGCTTGTCTTGTAGCGATATAGAGAAGTTTTTAAAGGTGGTTTCTGCAGAGGTGATTGGAAGAACATTTGAGGAGTTGTACTTTAGTGACAATACAGCAATATTCTCTATTGGCTGATATGCTACGTTTTGACCGTTTACAACATTCATAGCACTATTTCTAGTAACGCTTAGAATCTCTTGAATACCCATATCTTCAAACAATGCTGCCATTTCTTTTTCGTTAGAGTATGCTTTCTCTTGTACTGCTTTTACGATATCTGGAGTTGCAATCCTAATTCCATTTGAAATGGTTGTAGACTCTGTTGGTTTTTGTGGGGGTGCTGATATTGGAAGATCTGGAATTGGAGACACAATATTTTCAGGGTCTCTGATTTCATCTGCCACCATTTCTCTAGTGCTTGGCCCCCTATATCCCATAGCCATATTAGACCACCTCGCTTAAGTATACTGTCATTTCTGGACCACTTGAAGACCTTGTGTGTTGAATATTATATACAACAAATCTAGAATCTTCTGGAGCAACAGCATCTACCCCAGACTTATCCTTATAGTTGATTTGAACTATGTCTCCTAGCTGAAGAGTTGGCATGTTAAATAAAGAAATCCCAATAGACTTTCTTGGCTTCATTATTTTAGAAATGATCCACGCCATCAGATTCTGTGCTTGGTCGTTTGATTGAATGTAAGATGCCTCTAGGCTAAAGTCTTTTTTGCCATAAAAAGATCTACTTGCTTTTATGTCATAGTATTTTTCCTTTATAGCTTGTGGAGAAAACAAAGACTGCCTGCTATTCGGATATGAAAGATTTGATAATGGTGTATTGTTTTGTCCAGAAAGCTTGTTAAAGAAATCATCTAGCGTTAACTCTTTAGTAGACTGCTGTGTAAATGTTACGCCATAAATGAATGGATAGTTGTCTGTGTTTTCTCTAAATATAAGTGTTTGGTCTGTGTGATTAAATAGCATAAACTCTGCAGAATAAGCATTAGCAATAAAGCCAGAAACCGTGTAGCCCTTCATGCTTCTTCTGGAGTCGTACATTTTTGCAGATAGTGCTGGATAGGCTTTGTCATACCTTACATTAAAGTACGCAGCCTCACGAAGAATTGTTCCAAATTCATCATAGTATATGTTATATTTGGGTGGCTCAGTTGCAGATATTCCAGATAGGTGTGCAGACTGGATAACACCGCTAATGGCATATTTTCTTAGTGCTTCTTGGATACTTATTGACTTATCTCCAAATACCGCTAGATCTGTGCTGTCTGTTGACGCAATGGCGTATCCAGTATTGCTTGCATAGTTATTTCCAATTGCATAAACATTTTCAAACATCAGTCTTGCACCTCCACGAACAAACATTGCCATAGTATTGTTGGTTATAATCTGTCCATCAGCATTTTTGATAGGATCTTCGTCCTCAACAATAGTCAGCATTTTTCCATTTATGTATAGGTAAAACTTTAATCTAGAGCCAACCTTTTTATATTCTACAGCAACATCGTACACGGTTGGGTATTTTTCTGCATAAACCCTGCCCTGGCCTACAAAGTCTCCATAGTTTATCAGGATGTTTGATAGCCCAGACCAAAGCTTGACTGGAACTGCCTTGTCTGTATCTGTAGCACCTGTTTGTTTTTGTATCTTATAAAATACAACGTCATGGAACACTTCTTGATTTTCATCTGTTGCAGCTTTACTATCTGAGCTAGAAGAGTTTGATAGGGCAATTAGCTCTAAGTAGTATCCGTTGTTGGTTGATGGGTCTAGAAGAATTCCAAGACCTCCAGATCCACCAGAAACTCCTACGTTCTTGTTAGGGTCTGCATTAGATGTGTTGTAGTATGTTGTTCCACCTGTTGCATATTGCTCTAGATTTTCAGCGTCTTGCTTTTTGCCAATAATCCTAAGCCTTGTTCCAAAGTGTGTCATATCTTTGTTTATCTTTTTATAAACGTAAGAGACGTAGTCAAGTGGGTCTTCTGTTGTTGCAAAGGTTGGCCCTTGAAAAACAAGTGCTGATGACTGCACAACACCGTCTACCCTTTTACCGTCTTTGCCGTAGGCAGACTGATAGGTGTTAATTTCCGACTCAAGCAATTTATTTTCAGAGAAGTAGTTCTTAATAATTCCTGTTCTTGCTGGGAGACTTACCTTGTCCCTAGTTGCTAGAGATACGATTCCTGCCTTTCCAAAGGTCGTATTTGGTTTTGCAATTGATGACGATCCAAAAAGATACTTGCTACTCATATTGCAGATTCTTAAAGATTTGTTTGCTTCTGGAATTGCAGGGCTGTTGCCATTGTCTGTCCAGTATGGATTAAGACCAGCGGAGTGAGCAACAATCGATGTTCCAAACTGACCTCGTCCGTGCTTGATTACGTTTCCGTTTTGTGGTCTAAACAGTTCTGTGTTTTCTATTTGTTCGTAGTATGGTTCTGAAAATATTCTTATCAATCCTGTTTGGTAGATTTTGCTTCCAGGCAACATCTTTGATAAAGCGTCTTGATACTCTTCTGAGTTTGATATCCATCTAAGTTGCTGAGTACCGTTGGCTGTTGCCACAGCATACTGCATAGCGTCGTACTTGATAACTTCTCCATTTGCATATAGGTATCCAGTTCCACGAACAAGAAGTTGCACGGACTCACCAAGGTCTATAATATTGTTAACAATCTCATTGTTTTGAACAGATGGAGCCACGGCAGGTAGGTCAGAGTTTAGGGTTACGGCTGCTAGGGAGTACATCTCTGCATCCTCTGAATCGGAATTTTGTGCTGCGACCATTTGGTCGCCAGATATTTGCCAGAGAAGCGATGGTGTCTGAACCCAAACCTTGTTCTTGTCTGATTTGCTGTAGAACGTATCTACGCTTGGTTGTTTTTCAACATATCTTGTGGTATAAACAATCTTTCCATCATTATACACCTCGTTATTTTTAGAAGAAATGTTGATAATATTCGCAAGTTTTGGAGAATTTACGTGTGTAGAGTTTACTTTTTGTCCTTGTCTGTTTTTCAAAACACCGCTATCGTAAGAATCAGACGACCCTCTTAGGATTAAATCTGTGGAACGCTCTTCGGTTGAAGGAAACATAAAACCCTTGCTCATAACAACAAAGTTGTTGTATTCATCAAAGAACATTGCTGACTGTGTTGAAACTGCCAGTCCATTTAAAATGTCTGCGACAGATGTGTCTGGCGGTATGAAGAAGAATGGTATGACTGGATCTGGCTCATTTGGATTTCTTTTGAACACATAGTTTGAAAAGCCAACTGAGTCTAGCAAAAGAGATATGGCATAGCTTATGGTGGTGTCTCTAAGCAAAACTTGTGGGGCAACCAAAGACTCAAAATACAAGAACATGTCTCTAAGATTAATTGTTACCTGTTTGGTCTCTGGTGAGCTTTCTGGAAATGTTTCCGAATACATTGCTTTGAGTGGAACAAAATAGTTGTATCCATTAAGATTGATTATTTTATCGTAGAGTTTGATTTGTAGATTTTTAGCAAGATAGTTGCTAATAATACTGTTTTCATTGTTTGCATTAAATGAGTCATCGTAATCAAATATAGAGAGTGAGCCTGTCCCAGCCAACAACTGTCCAACTGGCAAGCCAGCATTTCCTATATCCGATGCCTGTTTGGTTACAGAATATTCTGTTACTCTATCTGATAGGTCTGCGACAAGTCTAGGTGACATTTCAATTAGATCAAATGTTGAGTTGTCTTTTGTTAGTGTGTCTACAACTATACGCAATCCATGAATATACATAAATTCTGTATACTGTATGGTTAGACTTTCTTCTCCACCAAACTGTGGTGCATTAACTAACTCTGTAACAAAGTTGGTAGTATTATTCATTTCATTGTCTGCTAGGTGCCACTCATACTTAGGCACAAAAGGCTGGTATCCGTCGATCTCGTCTAGCCAAATATAAAAGGTTCCTGTGTCTTTTGGACTTATCTTGTGCAAGTATGAATAGCCGTTTATGCTAGAATCTGGAAGAGATTCTGTGTTTAGCACTTCACCTGCAAAAGCAAAAATGTCTTTGTATTGATCAGGGACGTTTAGTCCATAAGATATTTCTAGATATCCGTCTGCACCAATAATTGGGGTGTTGTCTCTTCTAACGTCTGTTGCGTTAAACTTTATTGCATCTACCCAGTTGTTTAGTTCATCTAGGTATTGTATCTTCCATTTAGCAGGGGCAACCTTGTTACCTTCCCCAAAGAATGGGTCTGGAGTTGGCAGCCCAGATGGACCAATAATTGATCCAAGATTTAGGGATCCTACGTGTGTTTGTGTTTTTACAACAACCCTGTTAGCTGGCACAGGTTTTTCATACACTACAAATGGTGCAGTATCATCTATGCTCAAAGAGCTTTTTGATATTCCTCTTTCAATACCGTTTTCAGTTCTATAGGATGTCCAGTACTTAAACGTATCTGTGCTATCTGCCATGTAGTACCTTGGTCTTTGTGCCATGTCTGGTGTGTCAAAGTGCAGGAACCTGTTGTCAAAATAACGTATCTTGTTTATGCCTGAGCGAGGTCTAAATCTTCCAAAACAATCTTCTAAGGAATATAGCATCTGCTCTTTTTCTTTTACGGTCTTAAAGGCTGTTGCTGGAATGCCTCCATCTTCGTATCCTCCGTCAACTAGAACGTCTGCGTCTGTCGCACCTGTATAAAACCCTGCCGTGTCTCTGTCATCGAATGATGACGCAATAATTGTGAACTTTGAGTCTGCTGGATTTAATGATGTTGGCCTATATCTGTAGTTACCAATCCTGTAGATGTTGTCCATCTGGTTCATGTTCCATTCAGCGATTACACAACCTTGTGACTTAATCGTTGGTGAAGTTTCTAGATATGTCTGAAGCTCTTGATTTAAGAACATCTAGACCTCTTCCAAGGTAAATGATATATTCCAAAAGTCGTGATTAGCTCCACCACGTTTTACAACTGAATACTGAAAATCTGAGAAGTATACTTCAACTATTTCATTATATTTTTGCAAGTTTACATACCTTGTTTCTGGATCAGCAAAGTTATTGTATTTGTCGTATGCTAGGTATACCCAGAATGAGCCAGGATGATTTTCATACCAATCCAAAATTTCCACACCACCTGCACCACCATCGGTTGTAAATTGCTGGGCTGGAATTGTAACAAAGCCTTCGGGATTGTTGGGGTCTGGAACTACATCTGGATACTGATCATATACTGAAGCACCTTGTGCCGAAAAGCTTGGATAACGACCAAAAGATCTAGAAGGCAGCATATCCCAAGATGTAGATATAGTCATTTTGTCTGCAATGTGGTGAGACCTCATGCGTCCATTAATCATACGCTCACGTTTTTCTAGACGTGTTGGAGTAAAGGATATTTCTCCCCTATTGTCGTCAGAAAGAATTATGAACTGATCTGCGTATTGCTCGTTAGCAACTATAGAGTCATCTGCTCCAACTTCATATCCATCTGGAATATATAGCCCATCTACAAGTATTCCTGGATTGTCTGCAAACAGCATTGCCTGTGGTCTTTGATATTTTTTTCTACCAAGCATATATGCTGATGTATTATATGTTGTCATTAGATTCTACCTCTTAGTTGTTGGCTGTTAATCTGTCTAATCTGTCCCATAACTGCTCTAGCAATTTGATCTGGGTTTGCATCAGAGCGAACATTAACATTTACCTCATAACTATTATACACTGAACCGCTAGACATTTCTCCAGAATTAATTGACTTCATTGTGTCTAGTCCATAAGAGTCTACGGCATACTTGCTCATTACAAACTCTCCAGGTGTTAGCATTGCAGGAACTGTGTCTGTGCCCTTTGCAAATCCACCAGCAAAGAATCTTTGTGCCATAACCATTCCACCCATTGCAAGATATTGTGGAGTTGCCTTTAAAGTCTTTAAAGCATTCCCTTCAGCCGTATTATAAAATTTTACATCAGAGGATGCTGCTGACAACTGAGTTTGCAGTCTGGCAATTTGGCCAGTTAGCTCGTCTTTTCTGTCTATCTTACTTGTGCTTTTTCTTTGATCTTCAAGTGTTTTGATATCCGTGCGAAGCTTTGTTATTTTTGCCATATGGTCAGTTCTTGCTTTTACAGAATCGTTGTATGCCTTTAACGCAGCTGTGTATGCTGGATTGATTTTCTTTTGTCCCCCACCAGTGTCTTTACCAGGTTTAACTGTGTCTGTTGGTGTGGGTGTCGGTGTAGGTGTTGGTGTAGGCGTTGTGTCTGTTGGTGTGCCTGGACCACCAGGGCCAGGTGGCAATGGGTCTTTCATGTTAGGAAGACTATTGTAGTCTCCACCATTAATTCCAGCCCAGTATTCTTGGTGCTTTCTTAGAAGTACCAAACCGTCTTTAATCTTTTTGATGTAGTCTTCTGTATTGGTTGTAGCATTAACAATGTTTCCTTTAATCAATGACCATTGTTCTAAAGTTAGTCCTTGGAACCTTAGCTCGTCAATTGCTTTATCTCTGGCCACTTCTTGCAGCCTAATTCTTTCCCTTGCAGGCTCTAGCATTTTCTCTTCAATTTCAAAGATTTCTTTTTTAATCTTTTTCAAATCTTTTTCAATTTCATTTCTAGTCATGGTTCTTGTGATGGCTTTTCCTTCAGCATCATATCCAATAGTGACTTCTGCAGTCAGTCCTTCTAATGCTGCTTTTCTTTGCTTTTCAAGTGACTCTCTCTTTCGTCCAAATGCCTCTTCTGCCTGACGCTGCTGTTCCGCCTGGATTGCTGCTGCTGCTGCACCAACATCTCCCTTAGCCAAAGCCTGCGAAATACTTAGCTCTGCATTTTTCTGTTCTGAAATTCTTTGGTTTGCTTTTTCAATTTCATCAAGAGCTTCGATCCTCTTGTCGTAAGTATCATTAACTACCTGCTCTTTGTCTTCTAGTCTGGTCAAGCCAGCCTCGTAGTCGTCAATCATTACTTCTTTTGCTGCAACGATAGCCTCTTGTGCTGCAATTTCTGCTTTATCTTCTCTTGTATTTACCGCAAACTGAAGCTCAATAACGTTCTTTCTGTTGTTAATGTTTTCTATGATCATGTCAACAGTTTCAGTCATTTTATCTTCTGGTGTTTTTGCTGGACCAGTATCAAGAACTTTCTTGTACTCTTTAATTAGTTGAATTAGAGTTTTCCATTGTTTTGTTCCTACCTTAGTTTTTGCAATTGCCTCTGAAAATAGTTTGTCATTAGCAACCTCAACTGCTGTTGATGCAGAAACTCCAGCCCTAGTCAGCTTATTGTATGCTGTTACTGAGTTTCTGATTTCTTTAATTCTATCCTTGAGAGATTCCGTGGCTTGTTCGTATATAGACTTTTCTTTAGTTCCAGCATTTATTTGTGCATTTGTTGCTTTGGCAGCATCCTCAGCAGCCTGCTGATATTTAAGAACCTTGTCGCTAATTACCTTAAGTGCAGCTTTTGCTGTTGCAATTTCTTGCGGAGTGTATCTTCTAGTCGTGTCTGATGCAATTCCCAAGTACTTGATGGCATCTGCCAATTCACTAGCATTATTAATTGCTCCAGCCATAATTGCTTTCCAAACAAACATTTGATTTCCAAGACCTTGTACGCCAGCAATAGCCTTAGCGTAAGCAGGATCTGATTGTTCAAATGTAGAACTAAGTTGTTTCATCATTACTGTTGCAATCATTCCACCATTAGCAGATTTTTTCAATGCTGTTTCAATTTGAGCAATAGACTGAGAATACTCTTTTGCTGTTATTTTTCCAGTTTCTAGCATTACTTGTAGATTTTCAAGCTGTGTTGTAAGAAACTTAGCAGTTGATGATGTGGACTCAATAAGTTCTGGGCTATCCTTGGTAACTACCGCACTACCGAGTCTTCCATAGACAGTGGTTTTCTTTTTGTTTTTAGGGTCATTTGCTACTTTGTCAAACTCAGACAGCAGATCGTTAACAGTTTTTTCTATTCCGCCCCTGCCTTCTTTAGTTGCAAAATTAATGTCTTTAAATTCAATCTTTACTTCTTTGTTTTTTGCAGCTGCCTGAATAGCAACAATTACTGCCTGAACCTGATCTTCCGTTGCACCAGAAGCAAAAAGACTAGAAGATACTGTTGACAAAATTGCATTTGCCTGAGCTTTCGTGGCTGTCCTTAGAGCCTCAATTTGTTCACCAAATCCCTTATCTTTACTAAGGAATGTTTCGTCTGTAGCAAATTTAGTTGCTGCATCCTGAACGGCAGTTGTGCCTGATGTTGGTGCTACCCCTGCCCTTAGTCTGTCAAGTGGGGTGATTCTTCTTTCAAGTGCTAGCATGTCTGACCATGAATTTAGCTTGTCTGTAGATATTGATATAGCCTCGCCAAAACCCTTAATCTTTTCTTGACGTTTTTGTTCTTCTCCAACAAGCCAAAATATAACGGCTGCTAGAGATGTAACTGCAGTAATAGCTAAACCAACTGGACCCAAAAATGCCGTAACCCCTCTTGCTACTCCAAAAATTCCTGCTCCAAATCTAGCAAGTCCAGGAAGAATCTTAGAAATAAATCCTGTAAACTTTGAGAATATTCCTCCTGCTTTTCCTCCAATTGGACCACCCCTCTTAATTAGGGCTGCTGTCATTGCAGCATCAATTGCTGTGTTAATTCCACTGGCTGCTGCTTTTCCAGCAGTCATTCCAATCTCTAGCCTTTTTTGAGCAAGAGCCACAAGATTAATTCCATTAAGCATTTCAAGTATGGTTGATAGTGCATAGAAACCACCTGTAGCCATAGCTATAACGTTGCTAAATTCTGCTAGAGGGCCACTTCCAAATACTGAGAATAGACCAGATACCGACATCAGTGCAAATGACATCTGCTGCAATCTGTTGTTTATTACCGTAAGTCTTGATGTGTTTGTTGTAAGCTCTTTAGTATTTTCATCTGTGTCTTTGGCCTTCTTGCCTCTTCTAGATCTTGTTGGCTTGTCGTCAGAGACAGGGACTGGGACTGGTATGACTCTTGGTGTAGGTGTAGCTGGTTTTGCTTTTGGAGTTCTTGAAACAACTATTGGGGACTGTACCCCTGCTGCTACCGCTGCTCCTCCAACATTGTATGCTGCCAAAGCCTGACTAACAAGCTGCTGAACTTTTCTTGTCAGGAATTTAGTATTGGTTGTTGATGGAACAGCCTCTCCAACACTTCTTACAAAAGAGTCTCCAGCTTTGGTTGCTTTTGGTTTGCTATTAATAACTGGAGCGAGAACACCGTCAACTAGGTTTTTAGATGATGCGTCTATCGCTCTTCTAGATGGAGAGTTTGATCTTGATGCTTTGTTTATTCCCTTGGCTACTCCAGCTACAATTTGTTCTCCGCTAGTTTCTAGCTCTCTTGCAGCAAGAGTTCTGTTCTTTTTCTGCTGAAGCTTTCTATATCCACCAGATGGATTGTATGGGTCTGTACTTCTAAGTCCACCTGCATTGCTGCTTCCTTCTCCTGGCAAGATTCCAACTGGAATGTCTCTTCCGTCTTGACCAGCAATGAATAGCTGTTCGTCTCTTCTTCCTTGTTTACGAACTTTTTTAATTTTTCCAGACTCTAGCCCTTCCCTCATTGCCTGTGTATTGAGGGTAATTCTTCCTTGCCCAACCTGCTTTGATGCTGTATCCAATGCTCTTGCTGCTCTACCAATTGCTCCAGCCTCTTTCTTTCTTGCATCAATTACTTCTCTTGTTGCTTTTGCAAGTTCTTTATCTGTCACTTTTCCATTATTTGTTTCATCTGCAATTTGCTTGGTTCTTATTCCTATTTGATCTGTTAGAGTTTCAAGTGCTTGTCTTCCTTCTTTGTCGGCATCTTCTAGTCCACCAAGAAATGCAGATCCACCAAAGCCACGAGTTTCAGCAAGCTTTCCTTCGCCAGAATCCTTTGATCTTGCTTTCCAAACTTCTAAGAATTTGTCTGAACCAACACCCTTCTTTTCATTTTTCATTGCTTGATTTAGTGATTTTGGCAGGTCAATAACCAGGTTTGAGACGGCTGACATAAACTGCTTATATTCTGGTGGCAAGGCACCCATTTTAAGTTCTACTTCACGGAACTGTGCAGAATCTTGTGCAAAGGTTGGTGATGCGTGAGAAGCCTCTATCGCTGTTTTCCAAAGTTCTTGTGCTGATAGGGTTTCTAAGTCTGTGGCTGTCTTAGATCTTGATCCAGAAATATTGATAGTTTTTTTATTGTTTCTGGCATAGCCAGGAATTTTAATTTTCTTGCCATCAAATAGTGCAGCTATAATGGCTGGGTTTTTCTTTACGGTTTCTGCATCAATTACCGCTTCGCCATCCGATAGGTTTGCTGGTATGGCATCTCCCTTTGGACCGCCTGGTCCACGAACCATTCCACCAGATGCAAACCCCTGTCTCTTTGCACCCCTTACAGGAGCCCCAGTTCCACGATATGCGTTTTGTGCAGTTACCGCTCTGCCCAATGCTTGAGTAAGTTTGTCAATCGCTTTTGTTTCAGATGTAAATCTTTGTTCTAGCTTTTGGTGAATTTGCTCAAGCGAAGATGCTGCTGCTGCTGCCTCAAGTTGCTGCTGAGTCATGTAGTCAGTTTGTTCGCCAAGGAATGTTGTAGAGTCTCCAGTCCTATTAAACAGGTTTCTTACTAGGGTAAATCCCTTAATAATGTTTGCAACACCGTTAGCAATAAGACCAAAGGTCATTAGCAATACAGGTCCAAGACCACCAACTACCGCAATCAATCCGATGATAAAGGTTCTTGCCTTTTCATCTAGACTGTTGAATCCTTGAAGAATTTTTGCAACACCGTCAACAATTGGTGTAGCAATTTTTAGGAATGTTTCTCCTAATGGTGCTAGCTGAACTCTAAGGTCTTCTACTGACTTTTGGAACTTAAACATTGCTGATGCAGCAATGCTACCTAATTCTTTTGATGCTAGTGCTGCTAGCTCTGAGGCACTCTTTCCACTTAGCTCAAGAACACGAGATGCCTGAGTTCCATCTTTAACGACGTTTTGAAATAGTGTTGATAGACGTGAGAACTGGAACTTACCAAATAGTTGCTCAATAACACGAGCACGGTTTGTTGGATCTAGTTCATTCAGGGCATTTGCAAAGTCAACAATAATGCCCTTTACGTCTCCCTCGTTGGCATCTACAATACCCTTGAGGTTAATTCCAAAGCCTTTGAGGAATTGTGAGGCTTTCTCTGTAGGGTTAATCATAGAGGCCAAACCAGACTTTAGTGCGTTAGCACCTTCAGATGCGTTAATTCCACCCTCCTTCATTGCTGTTAGGAAGAATGCTAGGTCTTCTACGCTACCGCCTAGCTGCTTGACAACTGGACCAGCTTTTGGAATAGCGATGGTTAGGTCTTCAATAGATGTTACAGTTTGGTTTTCAACTGCGTTTAGAAAGTTAATCTTTGAGGTTAGATCTGCTGCTGCAATACCAAAAGCGTTTGTAACAGACATAGTTGTTTCAAGTGCTTGTGTTTGTTCTACCTGACCAAGAACTGCTAGCCTGTTTGCTTCTCTTACCTGTGCTATCAGGTCTCCGCCCATCTTACCAGCAGCTGCAGCCTTTGCTGCTAGTTCCATGGTTTTCTCGGCTGCAACACCATACTTGGTAAACTCTGTTGCTAGACTTCTAATGTTGTCTAGTACTTGATTGGTTTCTGCTGTCGCTGTAAATGCATCTCCATAAACACGCTTAAATGAAATTGCCTGCTTTTCCATTTCCATAAATGTTTTAGCAGCAGCGGTTCCTACCATAGATAGCGGAATAGAGAAACCAACCATAAGCTGACGACCAGCCCACTGTGTATTCTTACCAAAGTTTAGAAGATGTGTAGAACCCTGCCTTAGCAACTGATTAAGAAGTTGTTGTTTCTGTGCAGCCATTGCTGTCTGCGTTGCAAGGTTGTTCATATCAAGAGTTAGTGGTCTAATCTTGATTGTTTCAATTGCACCAGATGCACTCTTGCCGAGCTTTATGTATTGTGTCTGTAGATCTTTTACACGCTCTCTGGCTGTTCTATTAATTACATCTTGCTCTGTTTTAAACAGATTCCCGAAATTTTTAGATGCACCAGCAGCAAACTTAAAGTACTGGCCGAGGCTGAGTTTGTTTCTTTCTAGTGCAGTTGTGAATGACTGTGCTGTGCTCTGAACTCTTGACAGTTCGGCAGAAAACTTGCCAGTTGCGTTAATGCTGTTAATAAGGTTTTGTTGCATATTTGCAACAGCACCATTTGCTGCAGCTCCAGCAGATGAAAGAGATGTATAGAAGGCTGACACCTGACGTTGCAATGACCGTAAATTAGCCACTGCATTCGTCGTGTCAATATTGACATCAATATTTGACTGAATGTCAGCCATCCATAAACACCCTCTTTAATTAAATACCGATGATCGAAGCGTCTGCAAGCTTAATGCCTGAAGCCTCTTCAATGATCTGGTAAAGTGTTGGAAGATCAAGTAGTTCTTCCAACTTTGCAGAATCTTCTGCTAGTTCTGGCTTGTATTGCTTGAGAGCAATCTTAACGCAGTCAATAAGCAGGTCCATAGACTTGTCGTTATCTTCTGCTACCTTTTGAATCTCTTCAAACTTTTTCATAAATTCACGAAGAAGTGAGATCTTAAGCGGTCTTGCCTTAATCTCGGTTCCATCGATAAGTACGATAGTAGTTTCTTCTTTAATTGTTGTTGCCATTAATACCCTCCTTGTAAGGTCTTAATAATTATACCATACTGGCTTTTGTTTTAATCGATTCTTTCATAGCTTAGGCCCATGCCAATGCCGAATCCAGCCTTTTGTGCGTTTGCACCCTGCAATGCAACAACGTCGTTTGCACTAGAAGCTTTTCCGCCAGAAAACACCCTGGCCTTCATCTCTTCCCATGCATTCTGTTTGCCAGATTCCTTATCTAAATCTACCCCCTGCATGGCTGCAAGAAATTTTTTGTGGTTATAGTCGTCTTCTCTTTTGGCAGAAAGTGTGGCTGTTAGTTCTGGCATGGATAAGGATGTCTCAAGCTCCTCGTAGTCTTTCCAGATGCCCAGAAGAAATACCTCTGATTCTAGCTTGGCTAGGTCTAAATCATCCCAGCCTTTTGCATTTTCTTTCTTTTTTGCCTGATCTTCTTCTGTGGTGTCAAACTTAATGCCTGCTGCAATATCCAAAATCTCATACATTGTTGCCACGTCGATAACGTCTTCTAGCTCTTCTCTAGTCTTTATTTGGGGGCAGTATTGTTTCATACAAACAACAACACATTCTATAATTACATCTAGAAACTCTGCGTCTGTTTTTGTATTGTTTACCCTTTTGTCAAAGATTTCCATTAATTCTTTTAAATACTTAATCTTCAATGGTGTGGCCTCAATATAGGTTCCATCCAGTAATAGAAACTTGCTTGTTTTGTATATTGTTGTAGTCATAGTTAATTATACCAAAAGAAAACTGCCCAAGAGTAATCTCCTAGGCAGTTCTCAACAATATTAAGTTATTTTTATGATGCTGGAACGGTGCGATCTACGATCTTGCCGTATGATGCGTCATCGTTTGGTAGCAAACGGAACGAAACTTCAAACATTGTTGCTTCGTCACGCTTCGCTGATACTGTAACATTCTCAATTGAGAGTGCACGGTAACCGACGTAGATACGCTCTAGAGCAGATCCAACCTCACAGTCACCTGTACCTGGACCTACTGCTACAAGACCACGCTCAACTGGACATTCTCCAATGTCACCAGCCGATAGTCTCATAACTGGGTT